AAAATAGTCTCTCCAGACATGAGGTTATCGTCATATTCATGCCAAACCGATCTACCCTCTTGGACATAGGTATATTTGCCTTCGGCATAACATCGAATCCAATCAATGTTCTTACCTAAGAGCATTTGCTGATAGTAGCCAGCCGGTAGATTGGCTACGTTTTCAGCCTTCTTGTTTAGTTGCCACCACTTACCCGCTGAGAAGATACAGTCATTGGCCTCTGGGTTCTCTGGGAGGTCATCTTTTGCAACTTCAATAACACCGCCAGGCTGCTTGTAAAACTTCCAAGCGTATGGCCCTGTCATCTTTTCCTTCTCGGCCATCCTAAACCACCAATGGTCATCATCCATGGGGTTGGTATCCATCCAGATGCCATGCCAACTAGCGCCACCATCTCGCTTGGTAGGGTATCTACCTACTCGGTGTGTAAGGCCATCGATAACAGCCTTGGGTAACTCTCGTGCCTCGTTAACCCATGCCCCTGTTAGCTCTAGGGATAGTAGCTTTCTAACGTCTTTAGGCTGGTCAAGCGCTAAGAAGATTACCTCGCAATCGATACCAGCGGCATCGTCTCTAGCTGGTAGTCGGATGTGGTGGGTAATCGGTGGGGTATAAAGCATTGGCCCAAAGGTATTCTCTGGGAATAGGTCTTGCCAAGTCTTTATTGTTGTTGTCTTGAGTTCGGGGTAGCTATTGCGTACAATGACAAAACGGGTATATCGGACACCATCGATAGGGGAGGGCTTTTGCTGAATTGCCCGAATGAACACCTCGGCAGCACACGCATAGGACTTGCCCGATCCTACTGGCCCCATCATCCCACGCACAAACGCATTGCTTGTTAAGAACTTATAAACCTCTGGAGACTTGGAAAAATCGAGACTGATACCAGTTGATGGTATCTGCTTGCTTGACATCTCTTTTGTTCTAGCCATTGATTTTTAACGCTTTTCAGTTAATATTAGCTAACTTTACCATTATAAGGTATGTCATGGCTAAAAAAGTGTGTACCGATGAAGAGTTTATAACCATCTGGCGAGAGCATCAATCGCCTGATAAAGTTGGCAAGGCTATAGGACTTAGCACCCGCAATACGTTAAAAAGACGTAGAACAATAGAAGATACACATGGCATTGTTTTGGATGCTTTAAAACCTAATGGGATGCCTAAGATTTACATTCCAGACGAGCAGATGCAAGCCAACATCACTATTGACAATGGCACAATCCTGGTTGGCTCCGATTGCCACTACAACCCAGAATACGTTACGACAGCTCACCGCGGGTTTGTTGAATTTGTAAAGTATCTGAAACCAAAGATTGTCATTCTCAATGGGGATATCGCAGACTTCGCTAGTATTTCACAACATCATCGCATTGGCTGGAATAAAGGCCCAACAGTTAAAGAAGAACTTGACGAGATTCAAGAAAGACTCGGAGATATTGAAAAGGTAAGGCCAGCGGGCTGCAAGTTAATGATTACGATTGGTAACCATGACTTACGATTCTCAGGCAAGCTCTCCAACATCCTCCCTCAGTACGAGGGCATCAAGGGTTTTGATATTGCAGACCACACCCCGCATTGGAAATGGTACTGGTCAATCATGGTTAATCAGACTTGCATGATAAAACATCGGTGGCATAACGGCATTCATGCGGTCTACAACAACACTATTAAATCGGGTACGAGTTTCGTCTCTGGGCATCTACATTCTCTCAAGATAACTCCCTGGACAGACTACACCGGCACACGTTATGGAGTTGACACCGGCACCATGGCCTGTATTAAGGACAGCCAGTTCAGCTATACCGAGAACAACCCGGTCAACTGGAGGGCCGGATGGGCAGTATTGACCTTTATCAATGGCAAGATGATGCCACCAGAGCTGGCAGAGGTTGTTAACGAGGATGAGGGTCTAATCTACTTCCGCGGCCAACTGCTAAAGGTATGATCCAGCTGACATCCACCATTCTCAAGAATATGTACACCATGCTTGTGGTGTGCAAACCTTTTGATAATTGGAATATGCCTTTACCAGAGCAGATTAAGTTCATCGTGGATCACGATCCTGACACCATGGGAACCTACCTCTACGATGATGGGGGCAAGCATGAACACGTCATTACTATCTCGGCTGCTCGTTGTGGCTGGCTCGAAACAAGTATTCGTACCATGGCGCACGAGATGATTCACGCTAGTCGGTGGAATACCTCAACAGCTGCTTGGCAGAAACACGATAAGACCTTCCGGCATCGCGCCAAGATGGTAGCGGATGAGCTAGGCTTCGATCCACTAGAGCTTTAATATACTTATAGGTATTGAAAGATAACTTTAATATAACTTTAAGGTTATAAAAATGTTACGTTATGTATACATATGGTAACGATTATGTACAAGATTATGTACAAATGTTACCTATTGTTAACAAAGATGTTACTTAGTGTGCAATATGTTACACATTATGCGGTGATTATTTAGTGGCCAGAATATAAAGCCCCACATTACTAAACGCATATCCGCTATACACCACCGCCATAGGCACATTACCCTTGAGTCCTTGCTCTACAGCTATGTAGCCATAGATCAGGCCTGTAACAATAATCAACCAAGAACTCACCTACTGGCTTTTCTCAACGCAATATGCTTTTGTAGGATGTGCCAGAACTCAGACTTGATAATCATTTTTTCCCCTTGTGCATGAAACTTTAATAAAACATTAATCACCAGCCCAGCGTACACCAGTTCTGTTTAGCCGTAGGTTAATGCTGGACTCCATATCATTGGCTAGTCTGCACAACTTGTGGCTATCGGACTCTTCATCTTCTGTAGAAATAAAGCCAGCAAAGGGTACCGGCTCAGTATTCGCACAATGGTGAACCTCATCAATTGGCAACGGCTCGCCACAATGGTCGCAGCTGTGGCGCATCGCCTCTTCTCTATCGTCAGTTGTAAACGTGGTCATCACATTCTCCTCAGTTAATAGCGATATCGCTATAGGAGACATTCTTTCTGAAAAAAATAAAAAAGTAAAGGGGGTGTTGTTATTTTATTTCTACGTCTTCAATATCGGGTGGCTTAATATTGATGCCAATAACCGATGGCCTATCCGAATCATCTGGGCTATCCAGCAATCCAGAGGCCTTGGCCAGCAATCTTAGGACTCCCACCTTATCGTACAGCTCCAACTCTAGGTTCCCATCCTTATTTACTCTAATCGTCTTGATGGCTTGCAGAGCGTGTTCGGGAATATCCTTAGATGCCTTGACTTGGATCTTGCCCTGGTCATCCCACTCCATAATATCCGTAATCTTGGTGTTGGCCATACAGAGTAGGCTATAAGCCACCGCCTCCTTATTCTCCATAATGGTAGCGGAGCGCTCTAACCTCTTCTGTATTGACCTGATCCCACCCCAGTTCTGCATGGAGGGGATCTGCGTACTCAGATTGGACTTAACTCTAGCCATCAGAATGGAATATTGCTATCTGACTTAGGCATCTCATCATCACCGCGAGCAGTAAACCCAGCTTGCTTGGGCTTGCCGATCTTACCGGCTAGATACCTCTTGCCTGTCTTGGCCTGTTTCTCATACGCATTGAACCAATACTCAAGGCCATCAGCCAGCTTGATACTGCCTGTCCAATCCGCATCTGTTTCTCCACGCTTTCTGTCGTTGACGAATAGCGTAAAGCTACCTTCTTTCATTTCATATTTCATTTATTGCTCCTCACTTATGGTTTAAATTTACTTTCTTCTATTGCCTCTACTACGTTTGCTGAATCCGACAGCCTCTGAGACTCCACTATCATCGCATGAACAACTGCTTGTAGGGAGAAACCCTGTCTCAGTAAGCCAAGGCTACAGCTGTGCAGCTCTCTTTTCAACTTCTCTTGCTCTTCCATATAACCTCCTTAAAAAAGTGGGGAAAATTTGAGTCATGTACCCCGCCCCTAGTGGCAAGGTGGGGGGGAGAGGTATGCCGCCTCGCTGGCAGACAGCCTCCAGCCAAGCGCAGAGGGCATTGTGCTTTCTTTGTACACACCCACCTCTGCCTGTGCCGTATGCATACCACCGATTGGGTACGTTACAAGCCACGACTGTAGTCAATGATTGAGTCAGGCCGCTCTGGTCTGGCTCTCAACCACAGCTCTAGGTCATGTGCGAACTGTTGATTAGTTAAACCTATCGATTCTGCAATCTCGATAGCTTTTAGGTCTAAGTCATTTATAGTCTTTTTGTCTATATACACTTTTCCATATAACAACTCAACTATCTCCAACTTGCTGTTATAAGGCGATACAGGCTCTCCATTGCTCTCAATCCCTTGTTTGCTATCCACATATTCCCCAAGCGTTTTAACTGCCTTAGCGTTCGTTTTAGACCCCTTCTTAGCCATCTCTCTCTCCTCTTTCAAAATCATGTATGGACTTCTTCCGTCCTCAGTATTCCTAGCGAGCGCCTCAGCCAATCCAATATCCTCGCTGTAAACAATCCGCATCGTTGATGTATGAGATAGCCTGGCACCCTTGTTGAGTCTCTCAACGTAATGCAGCTCTCGTAGCTGTTTCATCTGGCTGGTAACAGTTCTGCGACTAACACTCAAATCCTTAGCCAATCTCTCTTGACCAACCCATGTAATCCCACTTCGGTTCGCATACGCACACACCATGCAAAGAACTCTGAGCGCCCCAAGACTCAGGCTCTTATCCATTACAGCTCGCAATGGCACAATCGCTATCTGCCTTCGGTCTTGTGGCTTTGGCTTTAACTTAATATTAGGTTTCTTTGGGATATCAAAATTCATTTGAATAGAACCTCACCCGCTTATATAGCGAGATATCTCTTTTCAGAGAGTGTTTATCGTTTATCGCTGTGCTTGGGTTGTTCACCTCCACGATGCTAGGCCCGATCTCTTCGATGGTCATCCCTCGTGATTCAGCTGCGTTTATCTTGGTCTGGCAACACTCCATTCCAAAGGGCTGGGTTATGGCCCCGAATTGATGTTTTAGCAGATTAGTCATGGCTTTGTAAAGTATTATCTTTCAACTCAAATTCACCCATCTCAACTGTCCACCAAGAACAATGACATTGCTTGCAGACTCTACGTCTCTTAATCCAGTTCTTAGTCTCATGCGCTCTGGTCTCCGCTACCTTAATCTCGTGGCTATCACAGCCATCATTAACACAAATCATTGCTCTTGCTTTCTCTTCCAGATATCTAACATGGCTGCGTACAGTTCAGCATAGCCAGCCTCGCCACGCACATCTGCCACTTGCGATAAGTACAGTTGCCGAGTTCGCTTGGATCTAAACTTTCGAAAGACCCATTTGGCCTCGCAGTACACGCGATATTCGTTTGAATAGGATCCAACCTCTCTGCCATCCGGCAAACGAACCAGCCTGGATGCTGGGTGAAGTTGACCACAAGCGAAACACGCGAGTCGTAATACATCTACTTGGTCTCCCTCTCCATCTTCCTTCGATAACAATCCTTGCACATCCACCGCTTGACTCTGCCCTTTGCGCTTATCTTCCAATATCCACCCTCAATCGGTATGCTGTACTGACAATTACTGCACCAGCGCTTGCCTGTAATACTGGACTCAGCCTGGACAGCCTTTGTGTATACGTCTTTATCGTGTGTACCCATTACTTGATTTCTTCAATCATTACTTTGATAGAGCCACCCGGCACAATCTGTGAGCCACGATAGATCGACAGCTCATCTACTTGGCTATCATCATCAAAGAGGCCAGCATCTTGCAAGCTATCCAACACGCTCTTGATCCGGTTATCGATATCGAATACTCGCTTATCTCGTGGCCATACAACCATGCTGACAGATAATCTCTTACTGCCCATCTTGGGGAAGTCGTTACATGAAACGTACTCGGCCACAGCTTGCTTGTATTCGCGCCCAGCTTTACTCATGTAGGTAGCATGAGCGCCCCTACGATAGTAAGTATTGACCGATGGTGGGAACGGCAGCTCTAGAACAATCACGCAAGCATCTTGTTAAGACGTTGCGATAGGTCTCCATGCTTAGAAAGAGAAGACCGCAGCTCATCATTAATGATTACAGCTATAGGTTTCTTACGTTGCTGGGCAGTCTGCTCTAACAATGTTCTAACGTCTGGGCGCAGTCGCACCAGGAATGGCTTTAATTCGGTCATTGTTGGCCTCTTTTGGTTGAGATATCTGATTGTAGACTAAATATAGCGTAATAAGATTAGGGTAAACACCTACCAATTTAGTTAAAAAAAACTACATTTAGTTCTTGACGTGTGTTTTGGGTGTGGTAAATTAATGACTAAGCGATATCGCTTATTTACTAACCACCCAGATAGAGGAGTTACAAATGAAATACACAGTACATCAAATCAACTTATCCGATGACCAATTTAATGCTCATCGCGATGTATATCTTGACACAACATTTCGCCCAACAGTTCAGTCTGTTCTTGCTGCTCGCGGTTTGTATGCGCCAGTTGCAGAAATTACAGCTGAGTCGTTATCGCAAGTTTTTGACATTGGCAACATTGGCCCAGAGTCCAGCATTAAGCGCCTGGCTCCAATGCATAGCATCTCAGTTGGAGATGTGATTGTTGACGAAATGGGTCAAGCAGTTTTTGTTGCTCCTGTTGGCTTTGTGCGTGTTGATGTTATTGCCCAACACTTTGCAACTGGTGTGATAACAGTTAACGCAGCCTAATTAATCGCCCCCGCAAGGGGGCAACCAACTACCAATAAAGGAAAACAAAATGGACTTAATCACAGCAAACAAACAGTTAACAGCAATTATCGAAATGTTAAATAACGGAGACAAGAATGACTTTGTTATGTACGACAATTTTTATAAAAGCATCCATAACAAAGCAGCTGAAATTGTCAATATTATTAACAAAGAAGTTAAGTAATTAACCGCCCCTCCGGGGGCAATTAACCACCCAGATAGAGGAGTTAACCATGTTTGTAACCTACTACAGAGTATCAACACAACGTCAAGGCCAATCAGGCCTTGGCTTAGAGGCACAGCGTTCTGCTGTACAGGCTTTCTTAGCTGGCAAAGAAATCATTGCTGAGTTCACCGAGATCGAGTCTGGCCGTAAGAACAATCGCCCACAGCTGGCAGCTGCTCTTGCATTGGCTAAGAAACAGAAAGCCACACTCGTGATTGCTAAGTTGGATCGTCTCGCTCGTAACGTGCATTTCATCTCTGGCTTGCTTGAGTCTAACGTGCAGTTTGTTGCGGCAGATATGCCAGAGGCAGATCGCACATTCCTACAGATGGCTGCTGTGTTTGCTGAGTGGGAGGCAAAGAAGATATCTGAGCGCACCAAATCAGCTCTAGCAGCTGCCAAAGCTCGCGGTACTGTCTTGGGTTCACCAGCTCCACAGATCGGTTCTCAGGCTGGTTTGAAAGCAATTAGCGACCGATGTGAAGCATATTGCAAAAAAGTCGCGCCTTCTTTGCAAGATATTGTCAGTAAAGTCGGAACCAATCTGCGTACAGTTGCTGTTGAGTTGCAGTTGCGTGGTGTAAAGACCGCCACAGGTTTAGATGTATGGCATCCCGCCCAGGTAGGCAAACTATTAAGGAGAGTGCAATATGCTTGATTTAATCAATACTATTCTTGCCCTGATGTACATCACAGGCACCTTGCTTGTGATTGCTGGGCTGGTCTTGGGTATCTGTGCTGTTGTGCAGAACACCCAGTTCTACGCAAGATGGCAGCGCAAGCGCAGAGAGCGCATGGCCGAGAAATTTATGGAGAGTCTAAAAAAATGAAAGCATGGAACCAACACAACCAATCTTCCAAAGACTTGTACAAGTACAAGCCAGAGGACAGCGTCCTTGACCGCGTTATCGCCACGCTCTCGGTCATTGCATTTATCTTAATCGTGGCACTTTCATAAGGAGAACTATGTCTTTTACCGACATCAACAAGCACTATGTGCCATCGCAGAAAACAGATGTGATGGCCACATTTATCAAGCATGGATTTCAGCCCCCATCCGAATGTATTAAGTACCAAAAAAAATGGGAAATGTACCGCAACTTACTTTCAAGGAACGAAAAACGTGAGCAAAAATGATACGCAACTTAAAACAATATTGGCGCACCTTAAAAAGAAGAAGTCTGCCGGGATTACTTCTTGGGATGCTATTACCAATTATGGCATTACTCGCCTGGCACATTACATACACCTACTTAGAGCAAGAGGTTATGGAATTGATGACGAGTTTGAGCGAGACATCCAAGACCGAACCCACAAGTGGAAACGATACTGGCTTACGAGTTCACCAAAAGCTGTAGCTAAAAAATAATAAGGAGAATTACATGGTAGGAAAAGTCACTCCCAACGATATGCTCTCTGCAAGCCGCCTCCCAGCGGTCTGCGGCATGAGCCAGTATCGGTCACCCAACGATGAGCTGCTTGCAAGTATTGCAGCCATCAATGGTGATGAATTACCAAACATCAGTAACGAGTCAATGGATTGGGGCAATCGCCTGGAGCCAACGATTCTGACAGAGGCAGCGCATAGGCTCGGCTGCCACCAGCTGGATATTAACCACGAGAAACCATATTTTCACGATAAGTGGCCAATCTCATGCAGTCTTGATGGCACCGCCACAGGATCCATGGAGGAGGTCTTCACCGACCCAGAGCGTGGCATCTATGTGGTTGGTCAGTCTTCTATAAGACTTGAGGGTACAGGAGTCTTGGAGGCCAAGCTAACCGCGATGGATGCCGAGGATGTCTTGCCCTTGTACCGAGGCCCAATCCAGCTCCAAGCTCAGATGGCTATCACTAAGGCATCGTGGGGCGCTATCGCTGTACTGTATCGCGGTACAGAGTTGCGGATCTTCCTGTTTGCACCACACGCAGAGACCTTGGATCTCATCGAGAGAACTTGTAAGGACTTCCAGGATCGGCTGGATCGGTACAAGAATACTGGTGGCATAGACCACTACCCAGCTATCAATCCAAAGGATGCAGCAAGAACATTTAGCGCTGGCTCGATTGATGAGCCTGTAACCTTGGATGATTATGGGTATGAGTTGGCAAAGTTAATCTTGGAAAACAAGCAGAAAATTTCTACGCTTGAAGAAGAGAACCAAAAGGCACAGACAGAAATTATGAACATTATGAAGAGCCATACTGTGGCGATAGCCGGTAACTACCAGATAACGTGGCCACAACGTAGCTACAAAGCTCAGTTAGCCAAGATAGTGCCAGCCAAAGAGGCTTACACAATTCGTCAATCAACATTAACCATTAAAGGTCTCAAATGAAACTAATCGCTACAGCCATGGTCAAAGCACAGAAAGAATTTGGCCCAGCTCTAAAGTCATCAACCAATCCATACTTCACATCCAAGTACGCTGACCTGGCTGCTTGTGTGGAGGCGGTCATTGATGCGCTGAACAATAACGGCATCGCTTTGATACAGAAATGCCACGAGTCCGATACAGGAGTCAATGTAGAAACATTGCTACTGCATGAGTCTGGTGAGTCTCTCTCCTGTGGAGTTCTACACGTTCCAGCAAGCAAGCAAGACCCCCAAGGGTATGGATCAGCTCTGACCTACGCTCGTAGGTACAGCCTGATGGCTGCCTGTGGTATAGCGCCAGAGGATGATGATGGTAACGCTGCCTCTAGAACCGCTAGAAACCCCCTAGATTCGATTCCAAAGCTCGCTGGGGTACCTATCCCTACACCCACACCGAAAGTTGATCTGAACTCGATTAAAGAGGATATACCTAGTAGCGTAAAAACAACACTTCCACCTCCGGGGTCAGTTAGGCTACAGATACCCGGCAAGGATGCCATCGAGTGTAAAAACATTGAAGAGTTTATTAGCCAATACAACACAGTTGCGGATAAAGTAGCCAACTCCAAGCTGGCATTGGCTGACAAGCAAAAGAAACTGTTGGAGTTCAACACGCTAAACAAAACCACCATTGAGATGCTATCACCCACTCAGATGGTCATAATGACCAGCGCAAAGCAGAATCGTAAGAAAGTATTAGATGGTGTTGCTTAGGTAGAGGGCGCGTTCATCATTGCGCCTTGATACCAAACCTTTGAGAACCTTGCCGCCAGCCTTTGTCCAATCGAGAAAGGCCTCAGCGGCACCCTCAAAGTCTCCGCGATTGTGTTTCATTCTTAGCGTTGAGCGTTGAAGATTACCCAATCCAACATTAAAGGCAAAGCTGACGAGTGCGCCAAACCTCCCAGGAGTAAGGCCATCAGGACATAGTCTGCGTACCCCGCTCTCAAACCTTGCCAAGTCTTCAGCAAGAAGTTTATCCACCTCTTCCATTGAGAGGGTTCTGTTCCAGCCGTCTGGGATTGGTAGGTTCTTACGCTCTTCAAGTTTCACCTTTATGTGATTGGGATCTATTACTCTTCCGACACCAACTGTCCACAGTAATGCTGGACACCGATAGGGAGTTGTTCGTACACCCTCGTGGTGCCGAATCATCTCAATAACTTTATGGTCAATCATATTTGTGTAGAATCTGGCACAGAGATACACGCACCGGCAGCATTGGGAAACTTAGTTATAGAAAAACTCAAGTAGGAGATGCAGTCTTGCTCGGTATAGTGAACCCTATCTCCTCGCCAAAAAGCACACTCGCCTTGGCAGAAGAAGATAATAGCAAGAAAGACTTTCATTTTTTGGAGAAGGCCTGAGTTCCGAACCAAAACGCTACGACTGAACTCCAAATGATTTGAGTCTCGTTATCCCACAGCACGTCTAATGCAATGCTGAAGTCAACTCCTGTCTTCCAGGCATAGACAAAGCCAAAGATTTCTACGAAAGCAAAGAGGACAAACATTCCATAGGTAATCGCTGGGCGCACCATAGCACGAGCGTTGATGACCCATGTAGATGCACCTTGACCGATAGCGATGTCATGGGCATAGAGCGACTCACGCTCTTTCTCTGCTGACTGTATTGCAATCTGCTCTGTGCGGATCTCTTCTACTCTGGCTTGAGCAATGTAGCCACGCTCTAGCATCTGTAGCTCACGCTCAGTCTGCATACGAGCTAGATCCATCTCATGTGCTTTGTCTGATTTATCTTGGAAAAAATCTAGCAGCTTTGGTAAGCCACCGGCTAGGAATGAAACGAGAGTTGTTAACAGAGTAAACATTATTTATATCCCCATACAATAAAATAAGCAATCCAACCAGCCACAGTAAAGCACCAGAACTGCGCCCACCTAGCCCTCGATAGATCAGAGTCAAATGCTTTCTGAAACTCTTTCTCTTGTTTCTCCAGCTTGACCCTAAGAGCCTCAACCTCTGCCCATCTCTTGCCGTACTTCTTTAGGAAGTCAGCTCTTAACTTGGCCTCTTCTCTGCGTACAGCCTCTTCATGTTCCCAGGCATTTAGTACACGCTTGAGAAATAACTCCTTGCGTACTTCATTCTCTCGCAGCTCCCTACGTCTATCAAGGTTGCGCTGCTGGGCTACATCAGATGCCTCTTTCTGGGTATCCGCAATGCTCTTGGACAGCTCTTTGCTGACATCACGACTAGCATTTAGAGAACTGCTGAGACCCTTTGCACCCTCTAGGAATCCAAATTGATCCGACACATCAGGAGCCGATCTTAATGTGACCCATCCCAGCTAGGAATGTAACAAGGCCAACGGCTCCGACTCCAACAATCCAAAAGAACTTGGTGACCACAGACTTACCGATATTGGTATAGACCTTTTCAATGACACGCTCTGTCACCTTCTCAACGATATCTTCAATCTCTTGTTCGGTAAGTTGAGCCATCATTATGCTTTCTTGCGTACGTTTTTGCGTACGACTTTCTTGGCAGCTTTGCGAGCTGGCTTAACTGTAACTGGTTTCTCAATGGGGAACTCAAGCGTTGCCCTGGGGATAAAGCCAAAGCGGTCTAGGATCCATGTAAAGATAAAGTTCATGGCAAGCTCGCAATATACGCACTAGCATCCGTCATCACATTCCCATCGGCATCTTGCAGTTCTGCACCAGCTAAGACTTCTTTTTTGAAGGTTTGGTAGTCTGTGTTGTCTGGGTCAAATGGGATTGATGCTCCATCCGATAAACGATTTACGGATACTACTTTGCCGTTAAGTGAAAATAATTTATACATTTTATAACTCCGCAGATGCAAAGAAAGCGTCACCAGAAAGAATTAAGGCAATCCTTCCAGCTGTACCGCCTGTGAAACCTGGAACTAAATATGCTCCTGTTTTTGCAGTAGGTCCAGCATTAATAGAGGTCATTGTTAAGTCACCAAATCCAGGCTCTGACACTTTATTTTGTGCGCCAGGAAAACCACCAAAAGATATAGTCGCCCCAGCCCTCATTGGCACGGCATAAAGTAACCCTAACTCAGCATAATTAGTTCCACCCACACGACCAGCAGCACCCTGTCCAATTTGCTGTGCATAGCGCATACAAAGTTGCAATTCAGTTCCATAAGGTCTGTAATCAAAGCTAGTAGCTGTAGAGCCTACCTCTAATTGCACATTGCCACAAGTTCCTGTGTTGAACTCAATGTTGGTGTTTGTTCCCGCAGTAATTGTTCCTGTTATTCCGCTTGCACCAAAGCTACCAGCACCAATCTTGCCTTGTGCTGTGCCTGTCCACGATAAAACATAAGTGCCACCTTCGGGTAAATTAGCACCTTCAATGACTTGAATAATAGAACCAGCAGTAATCGTAATGGTCGTATTAACACCAGTAGAGCCTTGTGTAAAGGTATATGTGCCACCGCTTGCACCGCCCTTCCATCTGTCGTGTCCGTAAGAACCTGACGATAGTGAAGTGCCTGATGTATAGCCACGCTGGTTTATAGTGAAACCGCCATCAATGATGCGATTCTTGAACGCAAAGGTATTGGGTGTGTTGACCCCGTTCGTACCATCAATAATTACTGGCATTTAAATTCTCCATGATTAGCAAACTTACCATGATATTTTTCTCTTGCCATGACAGCTACAAGTTCGGCAAGTTCTAAATCATCAAACATTTGACTGTAAACTTTCTTTCTATTTTGGGTAATCTGCACCCAATACTTCTTGTTTTGCTTGTGCCAACTAATGTTCTTCATTCTTAACTTATTGTTGCTTTGCACAGTCTTGTTCCAATTATTCGATTGATGATTGGCGGCACGCAAGTTTTCAATTCTGTGGTCTTTTTTAACTCCGTTAATATGGTCAACCACTTCAGGCATATAACCATGATGCATACAGAAAATTACCTTATGGATACAGTAAGCCTGACCATCTAGGTTTACTACACCATACATACTAGACATACAACCAGCACGCTTACCGATTAGACGCTTTGATGGATTGGTATTAATTTTCCAATACAGTTCGCCATTGCGGTACTCAAACGCTTCATTAAAGCGTTGTGCTGTGCCGTCTAAGGTTATAGGCATTATTTCACCTCAATTTGTTTTAACTGCTCAAGCGTGGTGGCTTGGTCAGCTAGTTGGGTAATATCTCTTAGCCGTTGTTTCTCAGCTACGATTGCTGTGGTGTCTGCACCCGACTCTAACGCTCTCTGAAACGCTACATCTTGGGCTTGTAATAAAGGTGTACGCTCTGCTCTTAGGCGGTCTTTAGTAATCGCTTTGGCTTTGTCAAAGTTAATGGTAATCATTCTTGGTACTCCCATGCGTTACGGAATGTGCGGTCTGTAGGAATGTCAGCAACATCCACAATCTTGTATGGTTTGCCTTCAGGAATGTCTTTCATGGCTAACTCAATAGACTCGGCTGGAATAATAATAGCTACACCGCCATCATCAGTAGGGTAAATAATTCTTTTGTTCATTTTTTATCCTTTTATCTGAAAACCGCAACATTGACATAACTAATATCTTTGCCGCCAGTACCAGGTAAAAATATTCCAACTCTTAATGCTGTTGTAGTTGGGGCAACATCATTGCCTGTTGAATTGTTTGTTGCAATTTGCCCACTAGTTGCATCTGTTTGACGGCTAAATGCTAAGGTTGCACAATAATTTGCATCAGATATAGCGGTTGTAAAATTAACTGTATAGTCACCTGTTCCGTTATCAGTAATAGAACTTACATTTCCACTAGCACGAATTGCTGGTGTACCAGTACCATTAAAACTTACCCACGCTCTACAGCCATAAGCAGTAGCAACAGAGCCATAGCCTGAATTAAATTGAAGATTACCGCTATCAACAGTTACTGCGTTTGTGCCATTGTTCTGTAGAGTAATAATTCCACTTGTATCAGCACTCTGAACCAGTCCTGTAGATGTACTCGCATTTAATGTGACAGCCATTATGCTACTCCCTTGGGAAATTTAGCTTTGACCGCCAAGCAGTCAGCAATGTATTTATCAATCTGTGCTTGGTCACCCTTTACTACACCATCAATGTAATCGGTGATGGGTGGGTATTCTGCGGCTCGTTTAGCAATATAAGCATGAGCATCTACATAAGCCTCTACTGCGGCTTTATCGTATGCGACTTCGTTGCCGTCTGCATCGTAAGCTACATCGCCACGAATGGTTACAACGGATGGGTTTAATTTTTGTAAAGCTAAAGATTGTTGAATTGTTAAACTCATGCCGCAATCTCCATTAATGTAATAGTTGCCGTACCAGAATCTGCACAAATACGAACAGTTCCACTTATGCCAGCGTTTCTAAATTGTGTTTTATAAGTTGTGGATGATGTAGTTGCTGGGCTATCTAAATAAGTTGTGCTTGAAGCAGAATTTTGCTCTAAGGTTGAGCCTGTGTATAAAATTTGAGGTTCAAAAGTAATTAAACTTGTTGAATTCCTCAATAATCGCAAAGCCATATATGAACCATTACTAGTTCCACCAAACTTTACTAATGCAGTTTGACTTACAAATACTAATATTTTGCTTGAAGAACTTGTTGGTGTAATAGATGCAGATAAACCTGTATCAATAAAAGTATTTCCACTTGTATCAGTAGAAGTGCTATAAGTAGCATTGACCACTTGCAACACAGAACCAGTAGGTAATGCTGCTTTAGGAATAGATTGACCGCTAGAACCTGTGGTTAGGACTGTTCCTGATACGGCTGGCAAGTCTAATACAGTAGTACCAGCAACGGCTGGTTCTTGTAATGTAACTGAACCGCTCGTACTTCCAACTAAGACAATACTCATATGCTTAACCCTTTATGTCTAATAAACTCTTTTGGCAAAGGTTTGTTTACTTCGTTATACGCATTAATTTCTGCTTGTGTTGCTAACTCTTTAGTTTCAAAATAACCCAAATACATTCTCTTACCATCAATAGTGACTCTTGCTCTGTATGGTTTATTGCCAACACAATTTTCAAAATGCCAGCGTTTCATACTTGTAATGCCACCAACCTTTTTGCAAGTTGGGCAAGTAACTTCTTTATGCTTAATGCCAGTAAGTTTATTTTTTAAATATTCTTTTCGCTCTTCTGAAAATACAATTCCATATGCACCCTTGCCGCCTTTTGTTTTATTTACTAGCGGTTGTTTCATATCAGCAAAACAACTAATTAAAACTTTCTCATGTTCAAAGGCCTCTTGCTCTGTATCCCAATGAGCTAATATTTCAATGCTTACACCCTTGTTATCTTTAACAGCACGTTTCCAATTATGGCTACGATCTGAAAAAGAATAAGCTCTATCCTTTATACCTTTACCAATATAAAAGATTTTACCCTCTGGAGTGTAATGAGCATATGTATAAAACACTATATCACCACCCATCTCTGTCCAGAACCAATAGTTACTACGGCACCATTCGAGATCGTGATCGGCCCCACACTAAATCCATTCTTGCTAGTTGTCAGGGTATAGTTTGCGCTAATCGTTAGTGCGTTTTCAAAGATAACTCCACCGGCTTGTGCGCCACCTACTCCACCCCAGGCACCACCGACATATCCCTCAAAGGATGCGAGCGTGGAGTTGTATCTAAAGTATCCGTTGGCTGGTGAGCCATCACGTTGCCCAGTAGTACCAGCTGGGATTACAGCTGATCCAGTAGCGCTGGTTTTCTCAACGACAGTTGTTGTGTCAACTACTGCAACTGACCACGTTGCGCCACTATAAACTTTTAGACGATTGATGCCTGTATTGAAATACAAGTCACCCGCAGTCAGAGCGTTGCCGTCATTATCTAGCGTGGGAT